CCATCAGGTTCACAAGGTCCATCAGGTTCACAAGGTCCTTCAGGTTCACAAGGTATCCAAGGTCCATCAGGTTCACAAGGTATCCAAGGTCCTTCAGGTTCACAAGGTCCATCAGGTTCACAAGGTGATCAAGGTGATCAAGGAGACCCTGGAGTTAATGTAATTTGGATTCGGGGTTCTGAAAGTCCAGACAGTTCAATTGGTGGAGAGGGGGATATGTTTTTGGGTTCATAGTCATTTAGGGTTTTTGGACCAAAAGTAGGTTCTGATTGGGAGTATTACCCACCAATAGATATCCTAGGTCCACAAGGTCCTCAAGGTCCTCAAGGTCCTTCAGGTTCGCAAGGTCCTTCAGGTTCACAAGGTCCTTCAGGTTCACAAGGTCCTTCAGGTTCACAAGGCCCTTCAGGTTCACAAGGTCCTTCAGGTTCATCAGCTATAATTGCTAATTTCACCACAGGTAGTGTAATTACTGGAACGCTTGCTCTCTCACAGATTAATTCGAATTTAATAAATGGTGGTACTATTGATGCTTTAAACTTCCTTGTTCTTAGGGTAGGTATAGTTGCAACTGGGACAGCTGGTACTAAGAGTTTTAGAGTATATGTAAATACTAGTAATAATTTAAGTGGGGCTATACAAATTGCTAATTTAACAGTCCCTCAAATCACCGTTAGTGCTGGTTTTAAAAGATCTATTGTTATAGTTTCTTCAACACAATCTATATTATTCCCAACTACTACTTCTGCTATAACTGATGAAACAACAACAACTGGAACTTTCCAAACATTGACGGGTATAAACTGGAGTGTTAATCAATATTTAATGTGTTATGTACAATTAGGTAATTCTTCAGATTCATTAACTACGAATTTTGTTAGTCTTTTAAAATAAAAATAAATTAATAAATATGCAAATAATCAAAATTAAAAATGGAATATTAAGTTGGATTGACTGCGATTATATAAATTTTACTATCTATGATAGCGACTCTGATTCTATTCATTTATGTCTTAATGGAATGATTGTCTGTTTCTTAATTAAAGATACAATGATAAATGATGTTATAATAACAGATACAGAACATTTTATTAAAATTATATATGAAAATAATTCTAAATTTTTAGATAATAATATTTCTCTTGAAGAAGAAAAATATATAAATAATTTATAATTATAATATTTATTAGTAAATAAACATATGAATATCCCAATATATCCTGGCTCATCTTCTTTTTTCCCCGGAAATACCCCTTTTGGATTTTATGATTTAGATTACCAATTTCAGGTAGATGCTGATAAAGTAGCATTATTTTGCGCTAGAAGATTGGGTTACCCAATCATAGATATTGAATTACAAGATATAAATTTTTATGCTGCATTTGAAGAAGCCATTACTACTTATGGTAATGAATTATATGCATTTAGAGTTAGAGATAATTACTTAACTTTAGAAGGAGCATCAACCTCAACAACAATTAATGATGCTATTATAACTCCAAATTTAGGAAATTTAATTAAAGTATCTGAAATGTATGCTGCAGAAGCAGGAGCCGGAGGTAATGTTCCTTGGTATAAATCAGCAATATCAGCATCATCCGGAGTTCAGGATTATGATTTAAATGAATGGGCAATTTCTCAAAGTTATAGTAATAACGATATTGAGATTAAAAGAATATTTTGGGAACAATCCCCAGCAATTGTTAGATTCTTTGACCCATATGCAGGTACAGGTACTGGTATGATTAACTTAATGGATTCATTTGGATGGGGAGGATACAGTCCAGCTATTAACTTCCTAATAATGCCTTTAAGTTATGACTTACAAAAAATACAGGCTATTGAAATGAACGATATGGTCCGTAAATCTAACTTCTCATTTGAAATGCATAATAATGTGTTAAGAATATTCCCCATTCCTAGAAATGATGGTAAAATTTGGTTTGAATATATTCTTAAATCCGAAAGAACAGCAGGTTCAATTGATGCGAATAGTGGAGGCAATGTAAGTAATGTATCAAACGTTCCTTATACTAACCCAACATACTCAGAAATAAACTCAATAGGAAGGCAATGGATATTTGAATATACTTTAGCATTAGTTAAAGAAATATTAGGATATGTTAGAGGAAAATACACTAATATTCCTATACCAAATGATAATTTAACTTTAAATTATGGAGATTTAGTAACAGCAGCAACATCTGAAAAAATAGCGTTAGTTGAAAAATTAAGATTATTCTTTGATGATACATCAAGACAAAAACTTTTGGAAAGAAGAGGAGCCGAAAGTGATGCTATGCAAACTGAGTTAAATAAGATTCCATTCGTAATTTACATAGCTTAATAAATAAACCATGGCATTATTTGGATCTAGTCGAGACGTGTCTTTAGTAAGACATTTAAATAAAGAATTACTACATAATATAGTAAATCAACAGTGTGCTTTTTATAAGTACGAACTTGAAAAAACAAATACTAATATATATGGAGAATCAGCAGGTGGAAAGTATTATTCTGGACCTATATTATTTAATTCATTAATTAACATTGGAGACAATACGAGTCCAACAAATGATTTTGGAGTAGATTTTGATTGGAGTATTACAGTAGCATTGTTAAGAGATGATTTAGTAGAAGCGAATGTCCATCCTGAAGTAGGGGATATTATATTATATCAAGAAAGTTATTTTGAAATAGATAATATAGTTTTCACGCAATTTTGGGCAGGTAAAGATCCTGATTTTCCTTATGAAAATAATCCTTTAAATCCAGGATTATCCGAATTTGGATATAATGTTTCAGTAGTATGTTCTTGTCACTATGTTCCAAGTGATCGTTTGAATATACAGAGAACTCGTCTTTGATAGTATTTATAATAGAATAGTATTATGAGTAGCACAAAAATATATTTAGTTGAGAATTGTTATGGAGATCCTAATAAAGTTTATATTGGAAAAACTAAAGAATCAAGAGAGAAAAATCATAGAAAAACTTATGGTTTTCAAATAAAATATACTTTTATTGATGAAATACATAGTTTAAATAGGAAAGATTGGAAACCTTTAGAGTGTTTTTGGATAGAACAATTTAAACAATGGGGATTTGAAATTTTAAATAAAAATAAAGGTGGTGGTGGTCCTGAATTTCACTCTGAATATACAAAAAATGAAATGAAAGGAAAACCAAAACCTAAAGGATTTGGAGAAAACCATAGTAAACTTCTAAAAGGAATTACTAAACCTGAAGGATTCGGGGATAAATTAAGTAAAATAAAAATGGGTACCCATTTATCTTTAGAGACTAGAAATAAAATAGGAAAAAGTAAAACTAATCATAAGTGTTATAGTGATCCTAAACGAGGAGAAAAAATTAGAGAATCCAAAAATAAATCCGTTCTTCAATATGATTTAAATAATAATTTTATTAAAGAATTTGAAAGCGGACAACAAGCATCTAAACACACACTAATAGATGCTAGAGGTATATCATTATGTTGTAGAAAGAAAGGAAAAACAGCAGGTGGGTTTAAATGGAAATTTAAATATTTATAATAAAAAATGGCTAGAAAAAATAACCCAACACCTAAAACACAAAAGGAAATATCTATTTCTTTACAGACTCCTACTGAACAAAGAGGAGTAGGGTTCCAGCCTGTGGGAAATCCAAATGATGTAGTTGTCCCTAATAGAGCACAACAAACTTCATTTGATGGAGATGATGTAAAACCATTTAGTATTGGTATTCAAGATATTGATGAAGCTGTAATGTATTATTTTAAAAATGTTATTCAACCATTTGTAATTCAAAACGGAGAAAGACTAGCAGTTCCTATAATTTATGGTTCTCCTGAAAAGTGGAAATCATTCCAAAAAGACGGATATTATAGAGATGTTCAAGGTAGAATAATGGCACCCATAATAATGTTTAAATTAGATTCAATTTCTAAGAATAGAACGGTAGCAAATAAATTGGATGCTAATATGCCTAACAATTTTGGAGTATTTACTAAAAAGTATTCTCAAAAAAACACATATGATCAATTTTCAGTTTTAAATAATGTTGTTCCTGAACAAACATTTTATGCTACAGTTGTACCTGATTACTTAACAGTAACTTATTCATGTGCTATAATGACTTATTATGTAGAACAATTAAATAAAATTATAGAAGCAGTAGAATACGCTTCTGATTCATATTGGGGAGATCCTGAAAAATTCAAATTCCAAGCAAGGATAGATTCATTTGATAGAATACATGAATTATCAGATGATAAAGAAAGAGTAGTAAAAACCACATTTAGTATTAAATTAAATGGACATATAGTTCCGGATGTCCCTCAGAAAGACATTAACGCAATAAAAAAGTTTACTAATAAATCAAAATTAGTATTCACAACCGAAGTAGTAAATAAAATTTAAATAAATAATAGTTATGGAAACTAAACAATTAACACCCGAAGAAGTACAAACAATTAAAACTATCAGACAAGAAAGATCAGAAATAACTGATCAGTTTGGTGAAATTGAAATTCTTATCCAAGAATATGAAATGATTAAGCAAGACTTAAAAGAAAAATTATCATCTCTTAAAAAAAGAGAGGTAAAAGTGGGCCAAGAACTGCAAGAAAAATATGGAGATGGAACTATAAATATAGAAAAGGGAGAGTTTATTAGTAATATTTAACTTTAATAAAAGTTTACCATATTTATATCAAAACATAAATATAAAACATGGCAACAACCCTAATTTCTCCTGGTGTACTCTCTATCGAGAATGATACATCACAAATACGTCAACAGCCCGTTACTGTAGGTGCTGCTATTATAGGCCCAACAGTAAAAGGTCCTTTAGAAATCCCCACAATAGTAACATCATATAGTGATTATCAAAATAAATTTGGTACAACATTTGTAAGTGGTAGTGATGTTTATACTTATTTTACATCAATTGCAGCTTATAATTATTTTAATAATGGTGGTGAATCATTATTAGTAGCAAGAGTAGCAAGTGCAAGTAATGCTTGGACATTTTCAACTACGGCAACCGCTTCAGCAGGGAATAGTGCTATTAAGAGTATTATTGGAAATAATGAAGT